ATCATTGAGCGCTTCAAGTACTCGCAAGTCGGCATCGTGCAGGCGGATCACCTGAAGTCCGTGTTCAACGTGGACAACTTCTACGTCGGCGCGGCGATCAAGAACCTGGCAAAGGAAGGCGCGGCGGATTCGCTCGATTACGTTTGGGGCAAGAACGCCCTGCTCTTCTACAAGCCCGCCGTGGCGGGCCGCCGCACGGTGTCGCTGGGTTACCAGTTCACCTTGCTGTTCGGCGCGAATACCGGCGGCTTTCTCGTCAAGCGTTACCGCGACGAGGCGCGCACCTCGGACATCGTGGAAGTTCAGCTCTACTACGATTCCAAGGTCGTGGCCGCGAACGCCGCCTTCTTGTGGCTTGCGGCGGTGGCGTAAACACGCTGGTAGGGGAGGGCCTTGACGGCCCTCCCCCCTGCCCGCTCTCTGCGGGAGCACCCTAAAGGTGCTCCCCTACCAGGGCAGATCGGAGTTCTCCATGTCTTTTACCACCATCGACGCGGTTGCAGCTCACTATCCCGGATTTCAGCGCGGCGTGCCGGACCAGAATCCCTCCGACGCGCAGATCCAGGCCTGGATCGAAGGTCAGAGCGCGCGCCTCGTGGCACTGGCCGTCGGTCGCGGCTACACGTGCGAGGGGCTGGCCACGTCCAACCCCCAGGCCTACGCGCTGCTCGCGCTCGCCAACGAAGTGGGCGCGGCGGCGGACCTGGGCGAGGCGCTCTTCTCCCTGCTCGGCCCGGAGGCTTCAGGGCAAGGCTGGGCCAATCCCAACGCGCTGCGGCGCTCCTTCGAGAACATGCTGGCGGAACTCGCCCGGGGAACCTACGACAAGCTCTTCATCTCCGGCGCGCGCACCGGCGACGTCTATCCGGCGTTCGGCGGGGTGGCGGGCCAGGAGACGGACCTCAGCGAGCCGTCCGAGGACAGCACGGCGGCCTTTAAGAAGGATGACGTGTTCTGAAGTAGGGGCGATTCATAAATCGCCCCTACGGTAGCGGCGGTCTATGACCGCCGCCTGGCAGTTTCGCTTTTCGCTTTTCGATTTTCGCTTTTCGAGTCTCGGTATGATCCAGTTCACGTACGCCCTCAACTCGGAGCCGGTCGAGAACGCCCTGGCGGCATTCCAGGAATCGCTCGCGGAGCAATCGCCGGCGCTCACGCGCCTGGCGGATGATTTCCGCCAGATGATGGTGCAGCAATTCGCCACCGAAGGCCGGGCGGAAGGGACGCCGTGGGCCGAACGCGCGCCCTCCACCCTCCGGCGTCGGCGCGCCGGCACATCCATTCTCTATGAGACCGGGGCGCTGTTCCGCTCGCTCGCGGAAGCCGGCGCCGCCGGCCACGTCGAGGAGCTCGAAGGCTACTCCCTCACCCTTGGCAGCCGGCTGCCCTACGCCCGCTACCACCAGACCGGAACGCGCCGCCTGCCCGCGCGGCCCCTCATCGTGCTGTCGGGGGCGCGAGCCGAGCGCTGGATCGAAATCGTTCGCCGCGAGATCGAGGAGAAAGCCTTGCTGCTCGGGGCGAAGGAACTCGGGCCGTAGCGCCGGGCTTCAGCCCGGCATGTGCCGCCCTGAAGGGCGGCACTACAAGGACTCGAAATGAATGTCCGTTTTCAAGCGCAATTCTCGAAGCCGCTCGTGAACCAATTGATCGCCATTCTCCAGCGCGACCAGGAGGCGGCGCTCGACCTCGTCAACGCCGCTCGTCCCCCGGGGCGCGAGCTCAAGCCCTTCGCGGCGTTTCACAAGGAAGTGGTGACGGTGCAGAACTGGCCGGCGCTGGTCCTGGTGGCGCAGGAGAATGCCTTCGACGCGAACTCCGACGCCGACCTCCGCACCCAGACGGTGCGCTTCATCTGCGCCCTGGCCATCACGGGCGCCGACCCGGAATGGCTGTCGGAAGACGCCATGGACTACCTGCGCGCCGTGGACATCGTCTTGACCTCGGCCCCGCTGGCGGACTTCTACACGCCGCTCGCCATCAACCACCGCACGGTTCCCGCGGGCGAGACCGCGGGACTCGATCCCGAAGTGTCGAAAATCCTGGATCTGCGCGTCCTCCGGCACGACCTCGGCGTTCTGGTGGGGCGGCGGGGCGGGGGGATGGCGCGCGGCCCGCAGCTCGAGTTCGTGATTGATCTGGAGGAACGATGAGACCGGAATTCAGAATTCTGAAGGCAGAATTCAGAATTGAAAACCTCGCGAGCCGGCACCGATTCGCCCGCCTGGCCTTCCTACTTCTGACTCCTTTCTTCTTTCTTCTGGCTCCTGCATTCGCTGCCACGCACGTTACGGCCACCTACGACCTGGGCGCCAACCCGCGCGTGATGGCGACGGTGAATGGCACGCCGCAATACGGGCTGGTGTTCGCCCAGAGGAACAAGCAGATCACCTATGGCGGTGTCGAGTACGGCCCGAGCGTGGTGAAGGCCTACCTCGACGCCAGCGGCCAACTGAACGACGGCGCGGGCAACCTCTGGCTCGACTTGATCCCGAACCTCGGCGCCACGCCCGGCGACAGCTATTACGTGGTGACGCTCAATATCCAGGGGCGCGTCCACGCGGAAATCTGGGTGGTGCCCGACGTGGCGAGCGTCGCCGCGGAGCTCTGCCGCCAGGCCCAGCCACCTTCCTCGACCGCCCCGGCGCTCTTCTACCAGTTCCTCCAGCAAGCCGGCGACGACCTCCCCCAACGGCAGAAGCTGAACTTCACGGGGGAGGGCGTGAGCTGCGTGGATAACGCCGGCCAGTTGCGGACTGACTGCACCCTCAGCGGCGGCGGGGGCTCCGTCCCCAAGGCCTCGGCCACCACCTCGGGCACCGTGAAAACCGACACGACCACGTCCGATCCGGTGGTCTATCTGACGTCCAGCGCTGATTCCCTGCTCGCCGCGAAAGCTCCGCTCGCGCACACCCACCCCGAGTCGGAGGTCACGAACCTGGTTTCCGACCTCGCCGGTAAAGTGCCAAACACGCGCGCCGCCAACACGACCTCCCCCTTGAGCGGCGGGGGCGCGCTTTCGTCCGACCTCACGCTCTCCCTCCCGGCCGCTTCAGGTAGCCAGGACGGGTATCTGACGTCGTCGAACTGGACGACGTTCAACAACAAAGAAAATGCCCTGACGTTCAACTCGCCGCTCTCTCGAAGCACAAACACCATTTCCTGCCTAACGTGCTCCGTCTCCGGCCACAGCCACGCAGAAAGCGACGTGACAAGTTTGGTGACCGACCTTGCCGCGAAGGTCCCCACCACGCGCAATGTCAACACATCATCGCCCCTCAGTGGCGGTGGAGTGCTCAGTTCAGACCTCACTTTGAGTTGCCCGACGTGCGAGGTCTCCGGCAACAAGGACGCCGCCAGCGGTTATGCTGGACTGACCAGCGGAGCCAAGCTCAACGCCGCGCAGGGCCAAGAGATCTGGGGGGCGGCGGACCTGACGGACTATTCAGGAACCAGTGGCAGCGGCTCCACGGCTATCAAGGCAACATTTACCTCCCTTGCCTCTAACGATATTCTGAAATGGAGCGGGTCGAATTGGGTTAATGCAACCTCAGCGGCTAAAGCTGATGCACTGGCCAGCGATCCGACGGACTGCGGAAGCAATCAGTACGCCACGGCCATCGCGGCGAACGGCAATCTGACCTGCTCACAGCCCGCGACCTCGAACCTGAGCGACGGCGCGAACGTCGTCAAGAACAATCAGGCCAATACCTACTCGGGCGGTGGGCTCCAGGACCTGAGCGCGCAGAAGCTCGCCCTGCCTGCCGCGACCACGCTTCCTGCCAGTTGCACCGCCAATAAGGAAATCTACGTGGACACCGACGCCACCCCCGCCGGTCAGCAGGTCTATCTCTGCAACGCCGCAGGCAATGGGTGGAACCTAATTGGCGACGGCGGAGGAGCGGGTGGCGGGGACAATATCTCCGTGAATGGCACCGCGGCGACGGACGCGGACTTCGACGATTCGACTCCTGCGGCGCCCGCGAACGGTTTCAACGTGAAATGGCAGAAGGATGCGCTGACGCCCAACAACCTCTCGGCTCACTTGCTCACTACGACCGTAGGTCCCACAACTTGGGGAAGCGGTTCGGCCATCACTTGGACGTTCGACGACAATGCAGGCGCCGACCCGACCATAGCCTTCAACGGTTCCGGCGCCCTGGGTCTCAACGCTGGGGGCACGAATCAGAGCGTCACCCTGACGCCGAGCGGCACGGGCAGTGTGGTAGCGCCTGGGGCAGCCAGTGACAATCGGACTGCCTTCTATAGTGGCCCGGCATCTTCATCATTCGCCGCTGGCGTGGGCCAGGTATATATCGCAGCATCAACGGCCTATGCCGGTGCACTTAATCCTAATGCAGCGAGAAATTCCGCCTTCCTGGGTTTGCATGAGAACAACGCTGGAAGCAGCAGTATGCAAGGGCTCTACGGGGTTTCTGATGCCCGACACACATCCGGAAGCAGAGCAGACGTAGTAGGAACCGAAGGTGACGCGTACCTCTCCGCCGCAGGCACGGTTACGACACTAGCAGGGGTGGGTGGTTATGCTGTAACCAACGCTGGTACGGTGACAAACATGGCGGCGTTGCTGGCATATACCAATACCAAAGGTGGAGGCACTGTAAACAACAATTACGGAGTCTATGTTCAAGATCAAGCGGGTGTGGGCACGAACAATTACGCCATCAAGACCGGCACTGGCTCTGTGGACTTTGGGAGCGCGACGAATCTGAAGGTGCCGGTCAGCGCGGGAGCCGCGCCCACCGTCAGTGGTCTCATCGCCTACGATTCCACGAATAACGATTTTGTGGGCGGGTCGAATGGCACGCCCATGAAACTGGTTACGGCGGCCAATGCCCTCACCAGCGGGCAGTTTGTTCAGGGCAGCGGTAGCGGCCAGGTGGCGGCTTCCGGCTACACGGTTGTCAGTTCCGGCACGGCAGGCGTCGGTCCTTCCAAAGCCGGGACGGCAACGACACTCGCGCGCAGCGACCATGACCATCGGTCGATCCATCAACTGGCCTGGTTCTTTCCCGGCACGCCAGCCACCGGCGTGCAGAACATGACGCTCGTCCTGCCCGAGGGCATCGTCAACCCCGCCATCACCGACATGCGCGTCACGGTGGACACCACCAGCACGGCTTCCTCGACTTTCAACATCCGACGCTGCACGGCAAGTTGCACGGGCGCGTCGCCGACCTTCGCGGACATTTACTCGACGGCCTTGACGCTTGCTGCCTCGACGCGAACCGTCGCGAAAGGCAGCGCCCCAGACCAGAACGTCTCGGGGCTCGCGGCCGGCGATCAATTCAAAGCCAACCTGCCCACCGTGGGAAGCGGACTCGCTGCCGTAACGGTGGAAATGACGGTGAAGTATGACACGACGAACTGAGAAGAAGTCCAATGCCGAAAGTCGACGGTTGAAAGTCTGGCGGTTCGTAGCCTTTCTGTTTTTGACCTTCAACTGCGGACTTTCGACTTCTCCCGCCGCGACCAAAGTTTTCCTGCATCAAACTTCATCCAAGTTGGGTAACGGCAACGGGGTGGTGTCCAGCCGCTTCAAGTTTTGGCTTGCCGACGCGACCCAGGGTTCAAGCAAAAAACCGGTCGTGATCAGTTCTATCGCCGGTCTCCTGACGGGGCACTACTGGCCCATTCCCACGACCGGCTACATCATGACCGATGCCGGCGGTTCGAGTTGGTGGCTCACCTGGGCCTCCCCGCCACTCTCCGCAGGTGTCACGATCTCGGGCATCATCACGCCCAATCTGTGGGGACTGGAGTCCGCCGCCCAATGTAACTGCGGGGCGCGCTACGAGGTTCTGCGCTGGTCGGTGGCAGCGGGAGGAATCATCAGTTCGCTCGGGATTTCAACCGACAACGGGGTGACCGAATGGGGAACGTCCGCTGCGGTCCGCACCGCCCCCACACTGACCCCGACCTCGACGGCTTTTGCGGCCGGCGACCGTATCGTGATTGTCGTTTACAACGACGACGGCAACGGCGTGACGGAAGCCAGCGGGCGCAGTTGGACCCTCGATTACGACGCGGCCACCGGCGTGGATGGCGACACCTATCTGAGCTTTACGGAGACCCTCAGCTTCAGCGCCGACTCGAACAATGCCCGCCCACTGCCCATGAGCAGTCGAGCGATCATTCCCACTCTTTCCCTCCTGCTTCGGCCGGCGGAGGAGTGGAACTTCTGAAATGAACCGGGAAATCGGAGGTAATCATGCCAAATGTTGATGTAGCCAAGATTCACCAGGGGCCGGGCAAGCTGTGGCTGAACGTAGATGTCCCGGCGAGCGGCAGCCGGCTCCTCATCGATGCCGCGGGCGAGCCGACCGCCGGTACCCCCGTCTTCGCCGGAGCCACGGAGGGCGCGGCGACGGTGGTTCTGTCCCCCAAGCTGGAACAAATCTCCGCCGACCAGGTGGCCGGCCCCATCGACGTCGTCATGACCGGCGAAGCAGCCTCGATTGAGGTCACGCTGAAGGAGTCCGACCTGGCGAAGTTGAAATACTTCGTTCAGCACGGGACCTTCAGCACTGGGACCGATACGGGCCTGCCCGAAGGTGCACAGGCATACGAGGAGATCTCCTTCGGCGGGGTCATGGCCATTCCCAAGACTTCCGTGGCGGTGATCTCGCCGCGCCGCGACGCCGCGAACAAATACGTGGTGAGCCAGCTCTACCAGGCTTATCAGGCCGAGGCCATCCAGCTTCCCTTCCAGCGCGGCAAAGAGACCACCTACAAGGTGAAGTTCGAAGGCTTGGCCGACGCCTCGCGCGCCGCGGGCGACCAGGTAGGGAAGATCTATCGGCAGACGTAGTCTGGCGAGATCGGGTCATCGTTCCATCGAGCCATCTATCCACCGATGAACCGCTGAACCGATGAATCAATGGAGGGATCAATGTCTAGGAATGGCATTGCGTCCGCTGGGGACTGGCGAACGGCAGCGCAAGCGGCGCGCGAGGCGCGCGCCGCGCCGCTGGTGTTGCCGAGCGGGGCGACCATCCTCGCGGTGAAGCCGGAGCCGCTGGAATGGATCATGTCCGGGCGCGTCCCGCAACGCTTGCTGGCGGCGGCGCTCCAGGGCGACGCGGCTCTCTCGCCCGAGGCCAGAACCGAAATCAGCCGGGAGGAGATTCTGGACCTCGCCGGCTTCGCCGCCCAACTCGTCAAGGCCAGCGTCGTGCGCCCGGCCATCGGCGAAGGGTCCGATGAAATCACTCTGGATGATATCCCCATCGCAGACCGGGCCTTCATCTTCGAATGGGCGTGCCGCGCCCTGAGCCGGCCCGCGGCGGCCACCGCGCCAGGTGGCGACCCGGCCTCAAGTTCCGTGCGGGAGGAGGCCTCCAGCGACAAGCTGGAGCGGTTTCGTGCGCAGTGAGAATTTCCTGCTCGTTTCCGTGGCCGCGCAGAAGTTCGGCACGCGCCCCAGCCAGCTCGTCGGCTTGCGGGATGCGGTGCTGGCGCTCGATTTCGACCTGGCGGCGACCGCTCGCCTCCTGGAAGCTGAGCGCGCGGCGGGCGGCGAAGCGGAGATGACGCTCGGTGAATCAGGCTCATTGCCAGGCCGGGTCCGCAATGTGAATTGGTAACGGTAGCGGCGGTCTACGACCGCCGTCACCAGCCGGCGGAGCGGACACCGACGCTACGGCAAAGTCGGCGCCCATAGAGCGCCGCTACAGGATCGGGTGAACGATGCCAACGAACACGGCTGCTGAACTCTTGATTCGCATCGGAGTTGACCCCACCAACGCCGAGGCCAGCATCGAGCGCTTCCGCGCCAGCTTCTCGCGGGACCTTGCCGGCCTCGGCTCGGACCTCACGCGCTGGTCGGCCCAAGGCTTCGGGGATTTCAGCCGGGTGCGCGGCGCGATCCTCGGCCTACGTGGCGCCTTGACCGAGACCGCGCAGGCGATGCCGCCGCTGGACCGGCAACTGGGACTGGTGGACCAGACCGCCCACCGCCTCGCCGACCATTTCAATGTCAACCTGGCCACGGTGAACAACCTGTTGAACCGCAATCGCCAGGTGGCCCAGCTTTGGAAGACCGAACTGGTCGCGAGCTTCGTGGAAGTCTTGAACACCTCTCAGGCGCTGAGCTCGAGCCTGGGGCGAAGCTTCCTGATCTTCGACTCCGCGCTGGGGGCGAACATTGCCCACGCCATCATCTGGCAGAAATCCATTGGCGAGGCCTTCCGCAAGGCGGCGCTCCAGGCAGTGGGGGCGATTGCGCAGGAAGCCCTGGTGCGCGCCATCTACTCCACGGCGCTGGGCTTCTACCTGCTGGCCATCCAGGACTACCGCGGCGCGGCGCTTGCCTTCAAGTCCGCGGCGATTTACGGAGCGGTGGGTGGAACTGCGGCGCTCGCCGGGCGTGCTCTGGCCGGGTCTGAGGTACGCGAGAGCGAAGGCGGAACTACCTCGTCTGTAGGACAGAGTGGGACCTCAGCCGAAGCATCCGCGGGCGCGTCGTCAGCGGCAGCCGCCGGAACGACCACGTCTCAGAAGACGGTGCAGATCATTTTCCAGGGGCCGGTGTACGGCGGCCAGGCCGGCATCGACGAGCTGGTGCGCCACATCTCCCAGGCGGTCACGGAGCGCGACGTGAACCTGGTGGCGTACACCACGGTGCGGTAGCCGGCGACAAGAGCGTGAGAGGAGAATCGAGGAACTAGGATTTAGGATTCAGGCAAACCCCAGACCCTAAATCCTTAATCCTGAATCCTAAGATGAGCAACCCAAAGATTGTTTACACCCCCGCCAGCGGCAGCGAACAGACGCTGAGCTTTGTGCTTCCGCCGCGGCAACAGCCCGGCTACTCGAAGACCGCCGTGCGGCACGATAACCTCTCGACCTGCGGCGTGCGCGAGTCGGTGCTGGAGCGCGTTGACGAATTTCTGGAATTTTCGCTGGAGTGGATTCAGCCTGGCACGGACCTGGACAACTGGCGCGCCTTCCTCGACCACGCCCTGACCGGTGCGCCGTTTGCCTATTACCCCGATGCCGCACAAGCCAGTTTCGCCAACTACGTCCTGGAGGACACCGAGACCCAGATCCAATACCAAGCGCCAGGCGCGTACACGCTCAGGCTGAAGCTCAGGAAGCAGACCATATGAGATTGGGGGTATTAGATTTTGGATTTTCGATTACAGGGCTACGCCTCTGCGGGTATCGCCGCCTGTGGGATGGTCAAGCCAATCCAAAATCTTAAATCGCAAATCCAGAATAGCCAAGATGCCGATTCCGACCAACACTAGTTTTGACGCGAAAAACCAGGAGCTCACCAAGCGCCCGCTCTATATCGTGGTGATTGAGAACGTCGTGGAATGGCTCACCACGTTCCGGCCGGAAGATCAGGCTGTGGAGCTCACCGGTTATGGGATCGGCGGATACGGAATCAACAATTACGGCTATTGATCCATTGACTCATTGAATCATTGATTCAATGGAACAATGAAGAAATGAAACAATGGGAAAATCCGTCAAGGACTACTGGCCGGGGAATTTCGAGCGCGATCTGAAACGCACGCTCGCTTGGCTTTCTAGCCGGCAGAATGCGCCGTGGGCGAATTGGCAGGGAAACGCTCGCGGCACGAACACCACGCCGAGTCTCGGCCAGTGCGGCATCATCTCCGCCGCCGACCTGTCCGGTTTCGAGCAATCCGCCATCGAAAACATCGTCTTCGACGTGCCGTCGGGCATGACGGAGGACACGACAACCGGCCCGGACGGTTTCCCCATCAACTATTCTCCCACCTATCTGCCGTGCGGCTATATATTCCTCAACACGTTTCAGCACACCGAGACCCTCACGGTGACGGGGCGTTGTCTATCGCTTCTCGAGGCGGCAGATGAGTACCGCGTGGATTTCTTCGTCTGGACCGACCAGTGGTACTACAAGGGCAGCACCTCGCTCGTCGACGCCGGCGGCGGCACAGCCACCTGGAGCCGGCAGATCGATTTCTACACCTATCCCGGCGCCTTGCTCGCAGTCCTTTATCCCACTTCCGTCTCCCAGCCCGAGGAAGGATGGTACGGGGAGACTCTGCCAGCCGGCTGGAAAGCCCACACCAATATGGGCGTAGGGCAGAAACTTGTGGACTATAAGGCGCGGATCTACGACAAGACCGACGTCGAATATCTCAAGGAAGATGACGTCCCCATCATCGTTCAGAACAGTTGCCACGCCCGCGCTGGCTTGGCCATGGCCTACGGCTCGGGTACGCCGACCATGCACATTGTTTACAACGATCCGGAAGTGGGCTGGCGGCGGGTTTTCAGTTCGCTGCAGGAACTCGCGGTGATTGACGACCTCCCGCGCTCGCTTGAAGTGCCATCCTCCGACCCTAAGTGGGTAGCCGACATCTCAGAAACAGATACCTTCCCCAGCCAATACCGCTCCTGGATCTACGATGCTGCTCTGGCTATCATCACTTACACCTACGCGGGGAATTTCCTGGGCGCCGACCGAATTCTGGACCGCCTGGAAAAGCACCTCGACGAGCAACGATACCTGGCAGCAACAAGCCTGGAGAACTGCGAAGATGGCTCGATTGCCCGCTGGACGAAAGCGGGCAATGCCGGCGCTTACCTAGCGACCTTCGTTGATCCTCTGCGTCAACCTTTTGGCGGCGGCAAGCAGATGCATTTCCACGCCGCTGCCGCCGGCGACAACTTCACCTATATCGGCCCAGCCGTCTATGGAGACGGCCTGCCGGATTCGACCGACTTCATCATCCAGTGGCAATTCCGCGCCGCCGCCTCGATGACCTGGGAGTTCGAGGTCAGCCTGACCACCGAGAACGGCAACGTCACCAAACTGAAAGTGACTAGCGCCGCAGCCGCTGATCCGACCTACGATTCCGGTACCAAGACCATCACCTATCCCATCGGCCCGAGCGCGAACGCTTATCGGTTCTGGGATTTCGATCTCAAGGCGCTTTGCGCCGAACTCGCCTCGGATGTTTGGACCTCCACCACTGGCTTCAAGGTGGTCCTCAACCAGGCAGGCGAGCTCTACTTTGACAACCTCACCCTGGGAACCTATCAATTCGACGGCGCACTGAGTTTTTCTTACGACGCTTTTTACGGCCTGCCGAGCGAATTCTACGTCCGCACCGGCGCGATGGCCTGGCTCTGCTATGCCTATGCACTCTACATGGAGCTCGCTGCGGATTACACCCCCGCGCTCATACTCCAGCGGATGCTCAATTTCATTCTGACCTTGGAATCGAGTGACGCCGACTTGCGCAACGGCCTGTTCTACGGCGGATTCGGCACCTATGAGGACCCGGGCTATCACTACGTTCCCCCTCTTTGTGAGTGGTGCTCGACGGAACATAACGTTGACCTCTACTTCGCCTTCCGGCGGGCGGCAAAAATCTTGCCCGTCGCCGCCATCGAACTCCTGAAGCGTGATCTGGTCACTGCGGCCGAGGCCACGGCCCTCAGCGCGCTCGCAACCACGCTCGAGTCGAAAGCGGCTAACGTCCAGACGAAAATCCTGACGAACTTGTATATCGCGCCCGGCTCGGACCCCGGCCACTTCGCCCAGGGCGTCCATGATGACGGCACGCTCGATACGGCCGAGGCGCTGGACGCCGCGGGTGCCTGGTCAGCCATTTTCTGCCACGAAGTGGGCGACGACGCCAAGGCCACCGAATGCTTGAAGTTCATCTACCAGAAACTCTTCCTGACCAATAAAACCATCGTGAAGTCGAACCAGAGCGAGACGTGGAACATGGCCTACGAGCAGCTCATCCCGTTCGATGGCTTCCAACCTTACGGCGGCGGCTACGACGATCCACCGGCTTCCGTTTGGCAGGAAGGCACCTGGGGGGTGATCAATGCGCTGCTGCGCTGCTACGACGTGGCGGAGGTGCAAAGCTATTTTGCAGGCGTCGAGGAGTCGCTCGACGCTTTCTTGACCAAGCTGATACGCGGGCAGAAAATCGTTCTTTCGACCACCGGGGACTATTCCCTGCTCAATTACTCACTCGCCTCGCGCAGCCTGCCCTACGAGTTCACCGTCTGGCCCGGCTTCGGCTCGACGGCATGGTTCTGGCTGACGGCCTGGAATCCTACGCTGCTCCTGGCGGTGGAGACCACCTGGGAGTTGCGGCCGTATCTGAAAATCCCGCGCGGAGTCGAGCAGAGCGTTCGGCAGCTCGAAGGGCAGGGCTCCATCGGCGCGCTCGAACTCGAAGCCATTGACGGCGCAGGCTATCTGACGGGCCTGGCGAGCGGCGGGAAGCTGGAAGGCAAGAAGGTAACGCTGAAAGTCGGCTACCCCGGCTTGAGCACGGCGGATTTCGTTACGGTGGCCACGCAGGAGATCGAGACAGTCAAAACCACCAGCGACCTCACCGGCTTCATGCTCACTTGCCGCGATCTGAAACGAACGGCGAAGAGCAAGGTGTTTCTCAAGGGCGACGACGGCTATACGATCTCGGACGATCATCCTCGCACGCTCTCCGCGAATCCGATGGACGTCTGCCTGATGGTTTTCCAGAACGAGCTCGGAATGGGCCAGGTGCCGGGATCTCCATCTTCGGCTTGGAACATCTACGATCCCGAGCGATGGTCGGGTGACGAGAATCCCACGCTTATCAGCCCGAATTCCTATCTCGATCTCGACCAATTTCTGTTCTACCGCAACGGTATCTTCGCGGGGTACGTTTTCGATTTCAGCTTTGACGCGCCGGTGGAAGGAAAGCAGTTCCTGGAATCGGAGATATTCAAGCCTCTGGGGGGCTATCTCATCGTGCTGGCGGATGGGAAGCTCTCGCCGCGCTTCTTTGTGCCTCCCTATAGCCTGACCGACCTGTTCACTTTTAGTGAACAGAACATAACCATCCTGCCGGGCATGGACCGGGAGACCATCACCAATCAAATTGACTATCGGATGGACCATGACGGGTCGGATTTTCAGACGGAGTTGCTCTTTGTTTCCGCGCCTTCGATGCAGCAATTCGGCCTGGGAGGGCTCCACGACATCGAATCGCAGGGGATGAAACTGGCGCGCGGCGCTGCCTCCCTCGCCGGCATCACTGCCAACCGCATCTTCAAACGCTATGGCGGCATCGACCCGATTTCCGGCCAGGCCCTGGGCGGCGTAGTCATCCTCAACCTGACTACGCACTACATGACGCTCACCGTGGAGGTCGGCGACTTCGTTTACGTCAGCCATCCGCTGCTCCCGAACTTCCTCACCGGCGAGCGGGGCATCTATAACCGCATCTTCGAAGTGATCGAGCGGCAACCGAATTTCAGTGAAGGCACAATGACCTACAAATTGCTCGACACGAATTGGATGGCTGCGAAAAAACTCTCACGGATAGCTGCGGATGGTACTCCGGCGTGGTCCGAGGCGACGCCAGGCGAGCGCGAGCGGTATATGTTCGCCTGCGTTGAAGCCACGGAGCAGTATAGTGATGGCACGTCGGGAAAAACGATCTGGTGAAACTGTCATGCTGAACGGAGTGAAGCATCTATGGCGCAATTGACTTGGGCAACAGTTCCCGGTGCAGTTGATCTTCCGGATTCCAATCTGGCGGCGGACGAACCGGTAACAGATTACGCGCTCCAGAAGATCTCGAACAACGCCAAGTTCGCCGCCGTGCGGCCGGAGACTTTCTACGGTTGGTACAAGAACGGCGAGACGGTGAAGATACCTACCAGCTTGGTGGACGGCTATGTTTATAGCCGCCAGGAGTTGGAATATGACATCGCGGCATGGTGCACGCGCCTGCCCTCCGAAACAGCGAACGGCGCCACCACCAAGCCCGCGCGGGCCAGTGGCAACTCGGGGGCAGGCAATCTCTACTACTGCGATTTCTGGGTGGAAGAAAAGAACGAAAACAATCCGGGGCTGGTTCACTGTGTGGTTTCCTACTACGTCGAGGGCGGTGCTGAAACGCCGACCAATGATGGGTATGTGAAAGTACGGACCATTGCCACACGGCTCTCGGGCTGAGAAAGCAGGTTTCAGGTTTCAGATGTCAGGTTTTAGCCTGACACCCGACACCTGACCCCTGGCACCTGAACTGAGGTCAACATGGCTATCGTTCGCACAGTTCTTCCCCGCAAGGGAATCGTTCAGCCGAAGCACGGCGACAATTACGAGACGGACCTCGACCAAAACTGGCAAACTATCGACAACCTCCTTCAGGATGCCGGCGATGTCGAGGCTGCCGTCCTCGCTGCGGGAACCGTCGAGGCCTTGCTCCAAGATCTGAGCATCAGCGGCGTGGTCTCTGGGTTTGCGCTCTCGACTTCCGCCACGCTCACGCCCGGCCTCACCACGGGCGTGCTTTACGCCCAGGGCAAGCGTTATGCGCCGGCCACCGCGCCCAATCCCGGCCCCGCGCCCGCTAATCAGACCGCATATCTGTTTTACAACGGCACGACGGGCTTCTATTATCAGAGCAGTCCCGCGGGCGCGACGGCGGGCGACGCGCTCATGGGCAAGGTCGTTACCGATGGCAGCCGGGTTACGAGCGTCACTGATTCCACAAAACTCTGGGGGTGGATTTCTCTCACACCCAGCGCACCGGGCGATTTCACGGTCGAACACTATCTCGGGCGCGCTCCCATCGGGGCCATCATCGGGATGTGCTCGGGGGGGGCGATCTGGTGGCAGGATGCTTGGTGGGACGATACCAATCTCTATCTCGTGGCATCCGGTGTGGATGTCACGGCAGGGGTGCAAATATGGTGAGCAAGACGACCGAATCAAGAGTTGAAAATCTGGAGTTGAGAGGCTGGAGGGCCCGGGCTGCCGTCTTTTCAGCCGTACTATGGCTTTTCACTTTCAACTTTCAACTTTCCACCGCCATCTGCCAGAGTCAGCCCTACAAGGTCGCCAACCTGAACAACATCCGTTACGCCGACCAGTTTCCGGGCGCGGATGCCGGGGCGAAGATTGCGGCGGCGATTGCTGATTTACCAGCCACAGGTGGCACGGTGGACGCACGCGGCCTGGAAGGCGCACAGGCAATCTCCACCGACATCTTTGCCGGAGTCACCAAGCCTGGCACGTTACTACTCGGCTCGGCGAATTTCAGCGTTACCGCCACCCAGAATGTTCCGTCTCACTGGACGATCCGTGGCCAACACGCGCCTGTTCTTGGTATCGACCCACCTGAGGGGACGGTTTTCACTTGGGCAGGCGCGATTGATAGCACAGTTCTACGCTACTTCGACACCGAGTTCAGTTACACCGAGGGGGTGGCCGTAAACTGCAATTCGGTCGCCGGTTGCCGAGGTATCCTGATTGACAGCGATAACGCGCCGCAAGCGTTTAGCAACAGATTTCAGAACATCACCCTCAAAAATGGCGATATCCTTTTGGGGATAGGGACTAGCGGGATCACAGGCTACGCTTCGGCGGGAATCGAATTCCGCAACTTCTATTTCGAGAACCCGACGACGGCTGCGGTGCGGATTAACTCGCAGAACGCCATTCAGACCAGCATATTCGAGGGAGGCTACGTTCGCATCCCCGTGGACAATTCCGCTGCTGACGGCTTCGACGTGCGCGACGCCGCCGGAAACCCAGGATTCTCACCGGGGGCTTGGAGCATCCGCCGCGTGTCTTTCGGAGCCTCACAAATCGGCTATACTGGGGCAGCCATTGAGTTCTCGACAGCCAACGGCCTCAGCGGTGGCGCGCCGCTGGAGATTGCTGGGTGCGACTTCGAGATTCCTTCCAGTTCTATAGCCGCCTCGCCTGGCGGTTTGGTGCGCAGCTCCAACGTAGTCACTGTGACCACGACCGGAACGCATAACTTTCAGAATGGCGCTACGGTCGTAATCTCAGGCAGCACCAGCGTGGGCGGCACAAGTTTCGATGGCGCCTTCGTTATTACTTCGGTAACTCCTCCCAGCACCTTTACTTATGCTCAAGTGGCCGCAGACGATACGGGTGGCGGCGGCGTGGCCGCAACCGGCTTTGCCTTTCGCTCGACTACGAACGAAGGACAGACAGGAACCATTGAACTCCGCAACAATACATTCGCTATTTCGGCAATCTACATTGCAGGCACCAGGCGGGTCGTTAGCATTGGTAACTCCTTCACCGGCCAGAATTCGCCCTACTTCTCTCCGGCTACGACCATAGCCAGGGTGACTTCCATCGGTGATACTTTCAACTATGGCAGATGGAACGTGCCCGCCGCAACCACACCTCTGGTAGAGTTAAACCGCGTGACCGTTGGCCTCCCTTTTCAAGCACCGATTCACGTAACAGCGATTCCCGACAGTTCTGCCGGGATTCTGGCCGAATCTTCGACACAGAACCCCATCGGATTAAGGCTTCTAAATACCAGTGCAGCGCCGAGTGATTGGCGACTTATCTTCCCAGGCACTGGAGGCGCCAGCCCAGGGGACTTTGTTCTACGCGACGGTATCAATGCCCGAAATGTCTTGGTTGCCTCAAAAGCCACCGGCGCGGTCGGTGTCGGGCCGAGTGTCAATGGCTATACGAGTCCTGGAGACCTCTCCGTGGGACGAAATGCCAACAGCGGGGGCGTATTTTTCAGCACCGGAACGCAAGCCCTTCTGGATTACGGCGTGACCGCGCCCGGCAAGTTCAACTTTTCCGGTGGCCCCGTCCAAGCAGTGGCGACTTCCACCTCGGTGAACGTCGTCACCTTCTCCGCCACGCCGACCTTCGACGCGAGCTTAGGCAACACGCAAAAGATTACCTTGACCGGCAACGTCACCAGCTCCACGCTCTCCAATGCCGCGACGGGACAACAAATCAACTTCCTCATCTGCCAGGACGCGACCGGCGGGCGGACATTTACTTGGCCTGCGAACGTCTTGGGCAGCATGACCATCGGCTCGACGGCTTCGACCTGTAGCGCGCAGAACTTCATCTTCGACGGCACGAACGCTTATGCGCTGAGTTTGGGGGTCACGAGCATGTGA